CCCGCCGGTCTGGAATCGAAATACGAAAATCGACCAGAAAAATATCGACAACGATTCCGCGCAGCCGGAAATTTTCCACGACGTTAAAGGCAGATCCTTATGTGTCAGACGTAAGCGTAAAATATAAAACGTGGGTGTTGGACGCGGCGGAAAGCGAGATTACGAAAGGCACATACGATCCGGGGATACATACAATTCAGCTCACAAGCCCGGCAGTGAACATGAGCGCATCTGCGGGGAGGATTGTCAAACAAATGCCGTACTATGTTGTGCTGGAAATCGCGGGAAATGCACGTGCAGAGGTCACGATCACGGGGCACAAATATGTTGGTACAGAGCTGGCTACACTGTCCAGAATCGAGCATATAAAGTCAGGTGAAGTGCGGAACACGAAAACATTTTCCGGCACGCTTTTAAATTACGAAAGCGCACAGAAGGTTGCAGACAATATCCTGGATTATTACCAACTCCAGCAGATCATCCAGACACGCCATTTGTCCGCAGAGGAAAAAGCAGGGGACTGGGCGGAGATTGAAAATACCTTGCAAATGCACGGAAATTTTGTCGCCTGTATAGAATCCTTTAGCGTTGACCTTACAGGTGGATTTGTGGGTACGGCAAAGTACAGAGGATATTATAAAATAACATCAGAAGATTATTATTCTGGCGAGTTGTATGCTGATGAGGAGGTGGGAATCACCTAATGGAATGGGTATATGACCGGACACAGGAGGATGTGGAGCGGGCAAAACTACTTACGCAAAAATATGCTGCGGGGACGATCACGGAAACGGAGAAAAAAGAATGGGCTGCAGGAATGAAAGGCGCGCTGAATGCCTCAGACCTGAACAGGATTGAAGGGAATATCCGGGAAATCGCTGGAATTTTAGCGATAACTGTAACAACGAAAACGTGGGAAAAGAATCAAATCCCACGAGTAAGTGATTTTAAAAGAATCCGTGATAATGTACAACGCATCCGGGACGCATGGAGTACCTTGAAAGATACCCCAGTTACGCCAGATACGCCGCTGGTTACTTATCAAAAATGGAATGCCATAGAGCGGATTTTACACGATGTCAAATATGTATATGACCGCGTCATGGACAGTTATTATTATTGCGGCGATGAAATCTACGCCGGGGAAGGAATAGGGATTTTATAATGGCAGAGACATGGTTTACGCCAAAAGAGTGGAAAGCCCGCCTTGTGGAATTCGCAGGACGGCGGTTGCTGAGAAATGTTGCAAACGGAGAAACTGTAACATATGACGTATCCCGTAGCGAGGGGCAGGTTTCGCAGGAGGGCGATGCGTTTAATACCAAAAACATGAACGATCTTGAACAGCGAATCTCGAACGGCTTTGCGAAGGTAAAGACCAATTTGAATGCCATAAACGACAATGGTGCTATAAAAGGCATGGATGCCAGAGAGGACGGCGTGTATATTACATATATTCCCGCCCCTGGTGCTGATACAGTAACAAAAAAATTGGGTAGCAATGGCATTGCTTACCTGGGAGAAATGCCATACACTTGCGTGAAGGATTATGGCGAATGCACATTGCTTACTTTTTGCCACCAAAAGTCTGCAACCCAAAATGTTACAATTAAAAATTTAGAAGGCTCATATAGCATCCGACAGATTGTCCCTGCGCATATTGGTGGTGTGTTGTGCTTTTTAGCAATTGTGGATGTAACAAACCTTAATAACGGAGCTACGATCGACACAGAATCATCCGATACCAAACGCGTGTTTATTGTTTAAATCCAAAGGCTTTGACAGTAGCACTGCCAGTACCAGCGGTTCTACCTAAAATGCTAATTGCACCTGTGATATTTTTTAATATAACCAGTTGGTAAAACCTAAAATACTAACAGAAAAGAGGTAAGAATATGCGAAAAATCGTATTTAAATCTGGGAAAGAATTGGAGATTGATGGAATTGTCCAAAGCGGGAAATCCTTGCAAATCTCTATAAAAAGCAGCGATACAAAAAGCATAATTGACATGTTTTCGAGCGCTGAGAATACGGCTGTGATGCGATATTATGTTGGGACAGACCTGATATGCGGATATGCTGGGTTTAAAAAATTCGTGAGTTTGAAATATACGCCTGACGTGATAGCGTCCATCAATTATGAGCAGGAGGACGCAACCACAGAAAGCGGGTTTGCGGAATCCCATGTGGCTGTATGTACGGTGCATATGGCAAAAGTTGAAGAAGCAGTGCTGCCGGAGGGACTGACTGATAAAGTCGCAAAACTGGAAAACGATGTGTCCAGCATCACGTCCGGCATCAATGAAGTTAACGGAATTTTGGAGGGCGAATGATATGTTTACGGAAAAAGCGAAAGAAAATCTCCTGGCAATGCTAGAGCAGGCTAAATTCAGCGCTGCGGACAACACGGATGCACAAGCTTTACGCGTGCCGTCATTGTACCCTGAATGGGAAGCGCTGGAGGCCGGAACACATCTGACAAAAGGGCGGCGGTGCACTTATAATAAAGTGCTGTACAATGTCCTGTCTGACCACGATAAACAGGAGCAGTGGACTCCGGAGGCGGCACCGTCCCTGTTCGCAAAAGTTCTTATCCCAGACCAGAACGTAACACCGGACTGGGAGCAGCCGGGAAGCACAAACGGATATAAAAAAGGCGATAAGGTAAAACACAATAGTAAGGTCTGGGAATCTCTGGTCGACAATAATGTATGGGAGCCGGGAGCCGTAGGAACGGATAGTGTATGGAAAGAAGCCAGCGAATGAGAAAGGCGTAGGAAATGCTTATTGAACTGATAGAAAAGGCGGAAAATGTTGGGTGGGGGACGATAGCGGTTGTGATCGCTGGTGTGTTTATGTTTATCCCGACTATCGTGGAAAGCTGGAATAAGGTCCTTGACGCACTGGGGTTGGTAAAGAAAAAGAATCTTTTCCGGAAACAGCGTGAAAAGGAGATCGCAGCAGTCTATTCACATATCGAGGAGCTGCAAAGTGGAGTCGTGTCAAAGCAAGAGGAGTACCACCAGCAATCTATTACGATCAGGGACAATCTTGCCAGAAGGCAGGACGATTTGTACGAAAAACAGATTGAATTGAAGCAGGATGTAAAGAATATAACTCGGATGCTGGAAGAGTACATCCAGAAGGACAACGAACGCACGATTGCTTCGCTACGTACAACTCTGTGGCGGCTACATAAGGAATTTACATCACAGAGATATGTGACGCCGGACGGATTAAAGACCTTCCGAGAGCTGGGGAATGTGTACGAAGCTGCCGGCGGGGATGACATTTATCACGAAAAGCTGCAGCCGGAGGTGTTAGCTCTAGACATCAAATATCCGGATGGAAGCATATACAAAATTAAGGAGGTATGAAAATGAAAAAGATTGATTGGATGCGAAAACTGACAAGCAGAAAGCTTTGGATGAGCGTGGCATCATTTGTGACGCTGATGATTGTGGCTTGCGGAGGGACGGAAAATGAAGCCACACAGATCTCTGCGCTGATCATGGCTGGTGCTACGGTTATCGGCTATGTCATCGGCGAGGGTTTGACAGATGCGGCAGCTATTGAAGCAGACAAGGAAGGATAAGGTGATCCGATTATCTCCCGGCGCGGGGTTAAGCGTGATTCTGGGGCGGCTTCGGTCGCCCTCATAAAATGATAAGGAGAGTAGCATATGAAAAAACTTTTTATTTCACAGCCGATGAAAGGCAAAACAGATGATGAAATTTTAAAAGAGAGGGAAAAGGCAATTGCCAGCGCAAAGAGAAATTTTGCAGAGAACGAAGAAGTAGAGGTTATTGATTCGTTTTTCTAGAGCGCGCCTGCGGATGCGAGACCTCTGTGGTTTTTGGGAAAATCTTTGGAATTGCTTTCTATGGCAGACATTGCATATTTTGCAAAAGGCTGGGAAAACGCAAGAGAATGTCGCATCGAAAATACTTGCGCCATTGAGTACGGAATTGCTGTGATTGAAGATTATACGGAGGATTGAAAGTATGGGAAGCAAAGAATTTTTGGAAAAGAGCAAACAGATTGTCGTTGACTATTTCAACAGTCATGCGGACAAAACCGACCAGAAGCAGATTGCACAGGATGATGTATATGTGGTCTGGTACTGCAAGACGCTTCAGAATCACAAGGCGCTGCTGAGCACAACTGTTTCTGACGGGATGTATTATGAAATCACATATAATGGGGACAAGCAGGAAACGTATGTAGACGCATACAAGAAGTGGGAGAACTTTGTGGTGAGGTAATACTTATGTGGAAAGGGTTAGACGTATCAGATAATCAAGGTGCCATAGACTGGGCACAGGTTGCAGCGGCAAATGTTGCATTCGCAATCCTGCGCAGTGTGCGCCGATCAGGCAAGACAGACCATCAGTTTGCTGCAAATTTGGAAGGCTGCCGAAAGCACGGCATTCCGATAGCAGTTTATAAATATACCTACGCAGCCACGCCGGAAGTGGCGCAACAGGAAGCGCAGCAGATCGTAGCATTATTGCGGTCTTACGGGCTGACCGGCACAATGGTATGGTGGGATGTGGAGGACAAAGATGCGCTGCGACCGCTGGGAGTTGAGAAGCTGACAGAGTGCATCCGTGCAGCGCAGAAGGTCATCACAACGGCAGGGTACGGATTTGGTCTGTATATCGGGTTGTATGTTTATAAGGAGCGTTGGTTTGACTTTAATGCGTTTGCTGGGACACGGTTGTGGATAGCACGCTATTATCGCGGATATCGAACGATGCAGTTTGATGACGAGCCGGATCAGAAATACAAGCCAAATGTTGACGGAGACATATCTGGATGGCAGTACACGAGCTGTGGGGAGATCCCAGGTATCAGGGGAGATGCAGACCTTGATATCGCATATGATGATCCTGCGGAATGGACGCATCCTGCAGCGGAGCCGGGAGTGATTTACACAGTATCCGCAGCTGATGTATGGACACGCGAGCAGGCAGAGGTTATCCGGCAGCAGTTTGCGGCGATGGGAATTAATGGGATTGTCCATAAGGTTAAGATCTTGGAATAAAGATATAGGCCGAGAGAACATTCAAAGTCCTCCCGGCCGCAGGCTATGATGAAATGATGAAGCGGCTATGTCCTGATAAGATTATCTTTTATGGGTCTGTACCAGACGATTGCAAAGGTGATATAATCAGGATAAAGCCGTTTAGCGATAAATTTAACGTTGTGGAGGTGGCGGCATGGTGATAAATTTACAGTTTTTCGGTGGGCGCGGATCTGCTTTAAACGCAGCCGGAAGTGCGAAAAAAAATAGAGGTGGGATCATCGATCCATCTGCAGAGCCCAGGGAAATAGAAGCAGTATATAGAGAATCACGCGGGTATTACGGGTCTTATTACAAGAACGAGATTTTGCAGGCATCTGCTGATGATCGTACCGGGGAGTTATCTTTTGACTATGCTACTCCTGAAAAACGCGAAAAGACATCTAAAACAAATAAAACGCAGTATCTTACATATAAGTTAAATGCTGGCGCAGAGGATGGAGACACGTTTGGTATCAATTGGGACAAGGTTAAAGCTGTCTCGGGGCAGACGTATGGCATCCGCGCAGAACTGAAAGAACGCGGTTTTAAATGGGACGGGAAAACAAAAAAGTGGCGGAAAGAGTAAATTTTCTGACCAAAGACATACAGAAAAACAACACCGAAAAGCAGGGCTCTTATGAGCTCTGTTTTTTTATCAAAAAAAGTTTCAAATACATGTTGACAAAAATCAGAAGTATTATATAATAAGATATAAGGAAAACCTAATAAATAATAAGGAGGCGGTAAAAATTTTAACCATCCAGCAAAAAGTAAACATGGCGTGCTCCGCGGCTGAAATCAGCAAAACGGAACTTGGAAAGCGAATAGGATTATCACAGTCCGCATTTTCCCAACGTTTAAAAACAGGGAAGTTTTCCGACGAGGACTTCCAAAATATGGCGAAAGCCATAGGGGCAAAATACTATTCTGGTTTTGAATTCCCAGATGGTACAAAAATTGAGTAAAAACAAGAAAGCAGATAAGGAGAGCTCGAAATGAATGAGACAGTGAAAAAAGCGTACGAAATCGCAAAAGAAACCGGTGATTTTGAAGTTGATTATCTTCCAGAGGTTGAAGTTGGAGAAATTGTAGAACTGAACGATGTCTGGGACGGAGAGGGCGAAGCACCGGATGATGAGGAGTCTGGTTCTTACGGATCATATTCGCACAAAATAACAAATGACCAGTGGATCAACTACGAATTTGATATCGTAGAGAAGAAAGAGAATCCATTGGACACACTTGTGAAAATAACAAAAATTGAGTTGATATAAAGGGGAAATGATATGCTGGAAGCCATTGAAGATATAGGCGCTGAAAATCTGGAAGATATTGCGCTGAGAGCATATAAACCACGTCCCGGAATTTATATATTTGTTTCTCCGGGCGGGAAAATAATAAGGGAAATCCGCAACGAAAGGATGATCTATTTTAATACGAAATATCGTATGATGGACTATTATTCATGGATTGTATCCATGCAGAAACCGGTAAAAAGCAAGCTGGTTTTTAGCAACAATTATTTAACGTTTTTCTGCAGAAACGTACAAAAGTTGACTGATGCGGACATAGACGAATATTTTCAAAAGCTGGAAACGCCGGGAGACCATATGTTTTTTGCTGACGTTATAAAAAATAATATTCGCAAAATTAAAAAGGAAGATCAGGATATTGTAAAATTTTTTCTTATGGATTCTCCGGAACTTTATAGAGAACTCGGGATGAAAGACTGGAGAGAAAAGTCTATAAGTATGCCGCCCAGATCAGGTATGACGAAAGGAAAATGGTTGAAGGAAAAAGAGCGAAAGGGTTATCCAATGGGATGCTCTTATAATGCGAAGAAGCCCGGTAATTTAAACCGGATATATCTCGTAAACGAAGAAGAAGGTTTACAGATAAAATTATTTTACGACATATTAAAAGGGTTTTTTAATCGCGGGTGCAACATCGCAATTGTCGGGAAAAACATGCTTATACCATTAAAGAGCAAACAAGGGATTGATCGCAGAATAAAGGGTGCAATGCTTATTTGGTTTACGATGATAAAAGGGCAGATTGTGATAGTAGATATCGACAGGATCGCGAGTTATGATCCAGTTTTAAGGTATAACAAATAATGCTGAACTGGATCGGCTGGAAAAAGAAAATGAAAAAGGAGAAGAAAAAATGGAAAAATTTAATCATTATGGTGTAGAGGTAATATATCAGGTCATCGATGGACCTTTTGAAGAGGTCTTGAAGCAAAACGGAGTGAAATATACCGCACTCCCGTATATTGAGGATATCGTATTTAGATACGAGAAAGACGGGCAGCGGAGATATGCGTACATCGAAGTAGAAAAACTGCCGGATGATTACGCGGAGCGCGTATATATTACGTCAGAGATTCCGGAGGATTTGAGCTGGAAAGGAATCGCAGAGGATTACCGGAATCAGAAATCCGGCGAGAGACCGGCAAACCTACATACGCGGGCATACATGATCTTTTCAGCGGCATACAACGATGCGCTCCGGAATATGCCATTTACTTTTGACCTGAACGCCGCACCAGGAAAAAGAGACATTGCATACGCGCTCATAAAGTACTATGTGAGCATAAATGATCTAAAAGAGATGGATCATCACGATTGCCCGATGATCGATGAATTTTAAAAGTTAGGGACAGCCGAAAAGCTGCCCCTTCTTTTTTATCTAACAACAACTGATCGGTGAAATGAATGATAAAAGTTAGATAAAAATATAAAAAAAATTAAAACCTCCAGTGTATGCTGATAGAATCAGCGTTTACAGATATGTATTTGATCAATTGGGAGATAAGTGCGCGAGCCTCATTGATATTTCCGGAGTTATAGGCTTCTTCTACTGCCTGCGATAACGTCATTGCATCTTCCCGTTTAACATAATCATTCTTTTTACTTTCGGCTGCATCGAGCTTTTTCTGCAATTCTTTTTTTTGGGCGGTTAGCGGGTCTATTTGTGCTTTTACCTGCTCTATGTCGATTTGTTCCAGGGAATAAAGGCTGATCAGTCTGTTTATGCGGGTATTTATTGATGCTATTTTCTTCCCGAGGCTTTCCACAGTCTGATCCGCGCTGCCTTTTGCCTGTTTAACAGAGTCGTAAAAGGCAACATCCGTCCGGATGCGCTTTATCTGGTCCAGTACAAGCGCATCTGTTTTTCGAAGATTTAATCTTTTCGCACTGCAATCCCGATTAACGACCATTGACCCTTTCACCCTTGATCGACTGTAACATACATAGTAAATGTATGTACCAGTCTGTATTTTGTGAAACCGCTTTTTGCAGTATTCACAGTAAATTAGACCGCTCAATAGGTTTTTTGTCTTTTTCCCCGTGAATTTTGAAAAGTTTTCCTTCCGTTCGCCCAGCACTTCTTGCGTTTTTTCGAATGTTTCTTCTGATATGATCGGCGCATGTTTCCCCTGCGTCCATTTTCCACAAAATAAAACCTGACCGATATATAACTTGCTGTTCAAAATCCGAGTGATACTGGCTAAACTCCAAAAAAAGTCAATATCATACATGTTCGCGCAATCTCCGGCGATGCACGCAAAAGGACGACGTTGTGCAGCTTGTTCAAAGATAAAACGAATTATTTCCGCTTCATTTTCGTTAATCGTTAAACCGTTCTCTGGGCTGTAGTTGTACCCGAGTGGCGCTTGACTGCCCATGTACAGTCCGTCTTTTGCCCTGCCTTGCCTGCCCTCCATCATGCGTTCTTTGATCCGTTCTCGTTCCAATTCCGCGAATGTAGATAGGATGCCGAGCATCGCGCGTCCGAATGCTGTAGACGTGTCAAACGCTTCTGCGCGGCTGACAAAAGAAATGCCTGCAGCTGCGAACACTTTTTTGATTAAATAGAGTGTGTCATATTGGCTGCGGCTCAGCCTGTCCAGCTTGTCCACCAGTACGATATCCGGATGTTTTTTGCTGATGTCGGACAGCATCTGCTGCAGTGCAGGTCTTTCCATGTTCGATCCACTGTAGCCTGGATCCGTGTATATTCCTATGACCTTCCAGCCCATAGCCTCACTGTACTTTTTCAAGCGCTCTTCCTGTTCCCCAAGTGAGTAGCCCTCGTCTGCCTGCTCACGCGTTGATACGCGGGTATAAATAAATACTGCCTTGTCCATTGCGATCTCCATTTTTATACAATTTTCCCCGGAAACCGTCATGCGCGGCACCGGGGAAATATAATCTATTTTAGCGATACCCAGAACGCTGCTATAAATGTAACGATTATAACAGCAACCCGGGTACCCTTTGAAATCTTATTTACTTTGGAAAACGGCGGAGCCAGAAAAACAGCGGAAATGACAATCAGGATTGCGGACAGGATGCCGTATCCCTCCTGTACAAATACAATCGCGAACAGGAAGAAGAGAATTGTAAGTGCCCACTGTATGCCGTGACGCACTTTTTTAAGCACTGCCTTTACTTGCTCTTTATCGCTTACATCCTCCGGAGCTTCTGCCGGTGCAGACGTGCCCGCATCTGTCAGTTCTTTTCGGATGTCCTCCATCGGGCAGCCGCAGTGAGGGCATGCAGTAGCATTATCCGAAATATCTTTCCCACATTCTGGGCATTTAATCATCATAGTTTATTTCCCCCTTATTTTTAGTAAACGTAGTACGGATTTGGCTTAAACAATATTGAGATTAGATCGATCAGCCAGCCAAAAATAAATAATCCACCTGTAAGCAGGTACAGAATACCCATGCCTGTTTTGCCCTCATAAAATTTATGTGCTCCCATCCATCCGAGGAATAAGCACAGGAGAAACGCTGTCCACTTGTTTACTTTCTTTCCAGATCTGTACCGTGCAGACAGGGAAGAAGAGGCAGCCGCGCTGTTATTGTTATTGTTGTTATTATTGTTGTTTATGATGATATTTTTATCATCTTTTAGGCTGCCGACCTGCTTTCCGCAGTGCGGACACACTACACAGTCAACGTCTATGCGCTCTCCGCAGTGAGCACAGAATTTTTTCTTGATCGGGGTACCGCAGTTCGGGCAAATATTAGCCTTGTCCGATACATCCTGACCACATTCAGGGCATTTGATTAACATTTTTGATTCCTCCTTGCATTTTCCGTGGCATTATCGCGGAAATTCTACAAAATTTCTCATGCAGATCCTGTATATTAAACATGAAATTAACACACAGGAGGGCATGCTATGTACAAAAAACTTATAACGGACCTTGTAAACGGATCCAACAACGAAAAAATGCTGGAGCTTGTCTACCGGTTCTGCCGGAAGGTTTTAAGGTAGGGGATTGATTCCCCTGCCTTTTTAACTGCCTCCGTTTTGTACGATCTCTTTTGCAATCTTTTCCAGCGTTTCCCACTCCGACTCATCCAGTTTTGCAAGTGCTTCAATCAGCCTCGCTTTAAACGATGTATCATCAACTACCAGATCCCCCATGAAGTTAGTTATTGTCTGGCTACGGGTGAGTGCCTTAAACATCTCTCCTTCTCCAGTTAGCAGCCATTCCTTATTTACATCAAACTCCCGGCAGATCGCATTTATTGTTCTTTCAGATGGTACGCGTTCGCCCTTTTCGATCATCCAAACAAAATTCTTAGATAATCCTATTTTTTCCGCAAAGCTGTCTTGCGTTAGTCCGATTTCTTTTCTTACTTTTACTATTCTATCGTTCACGGTCTCACCTCCTTCTCCGATTGAATAAATAATAACACAAAAATCTAACTAGGTCAAATAATTTCCTGTTGACAAATCTAACATTGTGTTATATTATAATCTCACAAGTTAGATAATCAAAAAGGAGCAAACAAAAAAATGACAAGATATGGAGAAAAAATCAAGTTTACGCAGAATCTTCTGGATGACGTCTCTTTTTATATGGACGGAGGAATCCGGGAACGCATTCATTTCGAAATGGCACCATGCGAGCCGGAAGCTTTTTTAAAGAGATACCTGGAAATTGATCCGGACTTTGAAGCGGTACTTTCCGATGAGTTTGGGATCGAGATGTAGTAGCAAGCCGAAACGGTTCGAAAGGACCGTCAACCGGGGATGACCGCCCGGTTCTGATGATGGCAGGTCAGAATCAAATAAGAATAGAAAGGAGCAGCACATGAGCGAAAAAGAAAAAAACATAATCCAGACGCTGAAAAAAGCATTACCTCAGATGTCGGAGCGCGAACAGGGCTACTTTTTGGGATATGCAGAAGCTCTTGCAGCGTCTGCAAAGAAGCCGGAGGAAGAAAATGATGAAGCAGCAAATAAAGGTGCTTAATTACGACAAAAACGGCACCCTGATCGAAGATTTGAGCAAGGTCAGAGTGCCGATGGAGATCCTTAATAATATCGCAAACATCCTTAACATGGAAGCGCGCGAGAGAAAAAAGGAGATTCCAAAGTTCGGGTAAGAAAGGAGGAGGAATGGAAGATTTAATATTTGGGATCGCGACAAACTGCCTGACAGCGGCAGTGATCCTGTGGGAAACCACAGACCTGCAGTGGTTCCCCGCGACGCTGGCGGTTACTGCAGCGGCAGCGTTTCTGATCGGCGCGCGGGAAATGGTCAAAAAAAATGATGCAGAGCTGTAATCTTGGGGGACTGGCTCTGCATCGGATGATCTTTTGTGGAGATCATCTTTATTATAAGACAAGAATGGAGAGAATGCAATGATTTTATCAGAAGATGGCAAAGTGAGAATTATGGGGACGGGGTTGAACGTCCTTAGAGATTTTGCAGTAGCGTCTGCGTCGGTAACGAAAAGCCTATTAGATGCTGGGGTATCGTATGAAGATGCGAAGAGTATCATGAAAAAACGCTTTACGTTGGCATGATAGAAGCATGTAAGAAAAAAAATGAAACGATACCAGAGATGGAAGAGATGAATAAGGCCGTGAATGAGTTTTTTGATAAATTCCGCGACATGTGGAAGGATGAGTAACATGTATACAGAACAGCCGATAGATGAATACAATGAAAGCCTGGATACGGGAACTGAATTAAAGGCGCATAAGCGCCTGAGAAGAATAATGCGGATAACGCAGGAGATTGAACAGGAGGAAAACAAAGAAGATGAGCACATTATATGAGATCACAGGGCAGTATTTGGAACTATATGAAATGATGGAATCAGCGGATGAGTTGGAGATGAAGGTTATCGAAGACACGCTGGACGGCATGGACGGCGAACTAGAAGAAAAGGCGGAGAATTACGCAATCATTATGGCGGAGCTGGATGCGGAAGCCGCGAAGTTTGAAAAAGAAGCTGATCGCCTTGCGGCGCGCGCGGAGCAGTTACACGGACGGAGCGCGATGCTGAAAGACAGGCTAAAGAGAGCAATGGTACTTTGCGACCGGAAGAAGTTTAAAACAAACCTCTACTCGTTTGCAATCTGCAAAAACGGCGGCGTCGCTCCGATGGAAGTGGATGATACGGCAGTCCCAGACGATTACATGAAGAAAATCCCTGACACGTCTAAGATTAGAGAGGCATTGAATGCAGGAAAAACCCTCACATTTGCTGAATTGAAGGAGCGCGGGGAGCATCTTCGGATTAAGTAGGAGGCGGACATGAATAAATTTAGAGAGCTGAGGGCGGATGAGATTGAATGCCGCGTGTCCACAGTAAAAGAGAACGGCTGCTCACTATTGCTGTATAAGGATGCAAGATGTGACATGAACATCCTCGACGAGGCTGTAGGCCCGATGAACTGGGAGCGGAAGCATACGCGGGATAATGCGAATTGTACCGTAAGCATTTATGACAGCGAGAAGCAACTTTGGATATCAAAAGAGGACACGGGCATAGAATCCTTTTCGGCAAAGGAAAAAGGACTTGCATCCGATAGTTTTAAACGCGCCTGTTTTAACTGGGGCATAGGGCGAGAGCTGTATACTGCGCCGTTTATATGGATTCCATCTGATAAAGTGCAAATATCCGGGACAAAGCCTAAATTTACGACATACGATCGTTTCCATGTCACGCAGATCATCTACAAAGATTCCCGGATTGTGGCACTTGCTATTAAAAATACCTCCATTAACAAAATGGCTTTTGTGTATGACATAAGGGGCAAAGGGAAATCATGAATGCGTTTGTGAGGATAGAAAAGTACAAGGACACCGACAAGGGGACAGACTTAATTATATCCGTCCCGATTAAAGGCCTCGGCGAAGTCCTCAGCAAAAAAAAGATTAAGGATGCAGAAATCCGGCTGGATGATGGACGGCATATATCCGCCGAGCAGCGTAAAAAGGCATATGCGACGATCCGGGACATAGCATCTTATACTGGCTATCTTCCAGAGGAGCAGAAGGAGTGGTTGAAATACTTACATATCGTGAAAACAGGATGCGGATATTTTAGCCTTGCAGACTGCTCTATGGATACGGCGCGGGAGTTTATTAACACCATATTGGAGTACGCGGTGGAAAATGGAATCCCATTAACGGATAACGCTGTGGAACGTACCGATGATATTAACCGATACCTGTATTTTTGTATAAAGCATAAAAAATGTGCGATATGCGGAAGAGATGGGGAAATACATCATTGGGATGCTATCGGCATGGGAAACAACCGCAATACCCTAGACGATTCGGACCATCGAAAGATATGCCTATGCCGGGAGCATCACACAAACGCGCATCAGCGTGGAAGGGAGAGCTTCCAAAAAATGTATAAAGTATATGGAATTATCTACAAGGAGGATGAGGAAAACGAACAGCAGAAACAAGGGCGCGAGTGGAGAACGAGAGCTTGCGCGGAAACTGAAGGAATACGGCTATGAAGCGCGCAGAGGACAACAATACTGTGGTTCGAACGGCGACGCTGATGTGGTTGGGCTACCAGGGATACACATCGAATGCAAGCGAGTAGAGCGTCTGAACCTGTATGATGCTTTGGCGCAGTCTGTTGCGGATGCAAAGACAGACGAGAAGCCGACCGTATTCCATCGAAAAAATAATTGCGGCTGGCTCGTTACCATGAGATTTGAAGATTTTATGGAGTTATACGGAGATAGCCGGTAATGTGGTGAAACATGTTATAAGGAAGAGGATTAAACTTGGCTGGTACAAGGTTTTAGATAATCCTAACACAGTTGAAACACTGGCGCAATAAGCGCGAAAGAAACTACTAATTCGGGACTTGTTGGGGCGTATATATCACGGGCATGACGGGTGACCTCCTGTTACCCCAGCGCCGGGGGCAAGCGGCGCATCCCCAACTGGAGAAAGATCATGAACATTTTAGATTACATCCCGACCGGGCATAAAAATGCTGTTTCCAGACGCTGGCTGCAGACCACAACGCACATGAGTGATCGGATGGTGCGGCGGCTGATCGCAGAAGTAAATAAAAACGACTGCGATGCGGAGCTGATTATCAATCTGCAGGATGGTAAAGGGTACTTTAGACCGGCGGAGGATGAAAAGAATCTGGTTCGCAACTGGATGGCAATAGAAAGTTCCCGAACTGCTGAAAATCGCATGAATGTGGATGCAGCGAAACGATATCTGCGAAAAGATAAGAAGCCACGCGAAAATGAGTTGGAAAAAAACCAGATCACAATGGATGAATGGCTTGCGAGCCTGAATGGAGGCGGATAAGATGCCAAACAGGATTTTAAAAGAATCTATCTGCCGATCAGATACGATTGACCAGCTCAGCTGGTTTGAAGAAGTCCTGTTCTACCGCTTAATCGTAGCGTGTGACGATTATGGAAGATTTGACGGAAGACCTGCGATTATCCGCGGGACATGCTTTCCGCTAAAGGATATTACAAATAAGACGATTGCTGATGCCCTGCAGAAGTTGACGTCTGTAGGCTTGGTCCGAGAATATTACGTTCAGGGACGACCGTACTTACACATGGCAACTTGGGGAGATCACCAGCAAGTGAGAGCAAAGAAAAGCAAATATCCAGCGGAAGAAAGCAACTGCGAGAATCTGATATCAGATGATATCAATTGCAATCAGATGATATCGAACGATTGCAATAGTCCCCGTAATCCAATCCAATCCGAATACGAATCCAAAACAATATCGCGCGAGGAACCAGAGCGGTTTGAGGACTTTGTCGCAGCGTACCCGAAAGCAGGAGCAGACCTGCCTGGAGTGGCTGTGGAATACTTAAATACCCTGCGGATGGGTGTAAACGCTGACGAACTTGTACAGGCAGCCAGAAATTACGCCGAAGCCTGCCAGATACGCGGGACGCAGCCACAATATGTGCTGAACGCTGAAAATTTTCTGCGAAAATTGAAATTTGATGAGTATCTGCCAGAAAAGTACAAGAAGCCGAAAACGCCAAAGCGGCAGCAGACCAGCGTTGACCAGTATAACCAATTTATGAAACACGACTACGACATGGACAGCCTGGAAGCTGCCCTGCTGGGAAAGTGAGGCGGGTATGAGAGCAACAAAGGATTGCGCCTATCCGGTCTGCGAAGCCTGCCAGCATCCAGACTGCATCATGTCTGGCACGGATATAAGGGCGCTGTTAAAGCGTCGGCAGCGGCAGGCAGATCCGGAAGCATACCGGCAGAAGCAGCGGGACTACAGGAGCAGGATAAAAGCAACGCTGCCGCACTGCGATGGCTGCGAATCCTGCGTACTGATCCGCAAGGAGAAACAGGACGGATACCGGCGGCTGTGCATCGTAGATATGCGACTAATCGAGCAGAAAGTGGCAAACAGTCCGCAGTGGTGCAGGAAGAGAGGAAAGCGGAATGGGACGAAAGATAATCTTGTACGACCTGTACAAGAACGATGAGTACCAGGGACGGTATAAAGCGAAAGAGCTTATGGATTTATTAGGCATGTCCCGCGAGACCGTAGCCAGCCGCGTATACCACGGCGTAAAGGCAAAAGACGGGTATGAGATCATGCGGGCAGAGCCGGACGGATGGACAAAGAGCTGGGAGCGGGCATGTGCGCCGCTAAGGAGGTAAAAATGCGAAAGATAATAACTGTATTAGTAGTCCTGACGGGTGTGCTATTGTACCGGATTTATAAAACCGGAGAAAGCATTGTCCTGGAGCAGGACACTGACAGGATAGGGCAAAGGAGACAGGACAATGGCAATATGGATTAAAACGCCGCCGGATGCCGAACCGGTATGGATGGCGGCAGATAACCGGATCAGGGAGCTGGCGCTCTCGATCGAACGGCGTGCAGGTATCGCACCGGATGCGGATGGGCTTCGGCAAATTCGTGAGTGGGCAACAGAGATTGTTTGCCAGTGCGACATGGTGGAGCGTGTTCAGGAGCAGGCAGAACCGACATGGAAGAGGTGAGGAGGGAAAATGCAATTTATTGATTTTTTTGCGGGGATAGGCGGGTTTAGAAAAGGAATGGAGTTGGCGGGGCATAAATGTGTTGGATTTTGCGAGTTTGACAAATTTGCAACGGCAAGCTATATATCTATGCACCTACTCACGCAGAAACAAAGAGAATCATTAGGAAAAGTGCCATTGAAGAAACGGCAAAAAGAAATATTGAAGGAGGAATACAGAAATGGAGAATGGTACGCAAATGACATTCGAAGAGTATATGCAAGAGACATTCCAAGGGCAGACTGCTGGTGCTTCGGATTCCCATGTCAGGACATTTCTGTCGCAGGAAAGCAAATTGGATTTAAAGGAAACCGCTCGAGCCTGTTTTTCAGAGTTATGTACCTTATCGGACAGCTCGAGGAAGAAAATAAACCCACTTACCTTTTCATTGAGAACGTTAAGAATTTGCTTAGTGTTAATGGAGGATGGGATTTCGCCAGGCTGCTCGTTGAAATGGACAGGAAGGGGTACGATGCAGAGTGGCAAGTTCTCAACTCTAAAGATTTTGGAGTGCCGCAAAACAGAGAAAGGTGTTTTATTATCGGACATCTTAGAGGACGAAGTACCGCAAAAGTATTTCCTGTCGAAGGAACAGACGGGGAAAATAGTGTTCAAATAGTCGGTCATAAAGACGGATACAGAAGAAATGCGCAGGTCTTTGCACCAGAAGGAGCAACAGAAGCACTTGATACTGGACAAGGCGGTGAAAGAGGTCATCATGTTACATTGCCGTGTTTCATTGATTTGTGCTACGAAGGCTCACAGATGACAGAGCAGGCACGATGCTTGAAAGCAAGATACTACAAAGGCATGGCGAATCATGCAGGGCAGGACAGCGGAATTGCAATTCCGGTATTAACACCCGACAGAGCAGAAAAACGTCAGAATGGAAGACGATTTAAAGATGATGGAGAGCCGATGTTCACGTTGACAGGACAGGACCGGAATGGAATTGCGATTGAGGTCAAGGAAGCAACAGCAAACACGCTTGATACAAGCTGCAATCAAGGGATTTTCGTGCAGGTATCAGATGAACTGATTGTATACGCGGTCTGGTATGAAAAGCTTAAGTGTTACATAGCAATCCGAAAGTTAACGCCAAAAGAATGTTTTAGACTTCAGGGGTGGGCAGATGATTATTTTGAAAAAGCAGCGTTTGTTAATTCAGATAGTCAGTTATATAAGCAGGCAGGAAATGGAGTCACTGTAAATGTTATTTTTGATATAGCAAAGAAACTAAAAAGGGGCGTTAAAGATTGAGTGCAACATATATGCATAAAGTGGTACCTATTGTTAATTAACAAAGATGAGATTTGATGGAGGCGGACAATGCCGATTGAATGGTTAAAATGGAACGATGACGTTGAAGAGTGGGGGGAGATAGAGTGCCCGATGCTTGGAAACGAGATGGTAATGACATATTATCCCAAAGGATGTCCTTGCTATTATTCGTACACAGCGCCGTTTGTGAATGAAGATGGAGACATTGGATATTACAGATATGACCATAATGAGGGATGCTGGGACGAAGATACGTTCTTCTGCATCGGGAATAGATGATACCAAAAACAGAGGGGATAGTATGAAATGGTATCAACCAATGATTTTCGGGGGGCATGGATGTATAAAAACGCAGAGGGCTACCGCGACGAAACAGCCTGCCGGGCGATTATCGCGGTAGCAAGAGAAGAGAGAATAAAGCGCAGGAAACTGCAGGAGGACAAGAATATGGGAACAGAAAATAAAACCGGAGAAGTTTGGAGAACACGAACTGTCACAGGGGCAGAGAAGATCGTGCTGGTGGTAGCAGACCACGGGGCAATGGCGTATGTAATTCATCTAGCAGAAGAGGGTACGCATACAGATATCGAAGTAAACTGCGAGGGGCTGCGGTACGGTTCCAGCGATCGAATGTATTATGTGCCATCTAGAAGTTTTGAGGAATACCTCCGTACAGTAACAGATGAGCAGCTGGCAGATATTAAAAACAAGCTTGCAGCATCGATCGGGATTGAACCGCAGATCACAGAAAAAGAAGTTGTCCGGGAAGTACCGGTGGAAATTCCGAGCAATATCGCTCCTGCGGAGCCACAAAAATGTTGTGCTGCAGAGGTGCAAGAATTGACTATCCGGGCGGAAAGAGCAGAAGCACTGCTGGAAGAGTACAGAGAGCTGTATAAAAACGTAATCGAAAAAATCTGACGTTATTAAGGAGGGATAAGAAAATGGACAAAAAGGATATTTTAGGAAAGTTGGGCATAATAGCGGCTGCGGCTTGGCTGATACTATTTATTCTGGCGTTTAGTATGGACCGCTCCAGCAGAATGGGAGATGTGTTAATACTCTCAGCCTTTGCTGGGGTGTTGCCTATGATTTTTTTCACGATTGGTGATTAGCCAGATGTATTTTGCAAAGGCGAAAATGAGCATTTAAAGGAAGGAAAAGAACTATGAAAAATTGGAAATTACCATTGATTATTGTAGGAGTAGTAGTGGCAGTAGTTTTGTTGTGTGTGTTTGGAGTGCAGTCAGTACAGAATCGGGCAATCAGTCTGGAAGAATCGGTCTATACCGCTGAATCTGACATTAAAGTGCAGGAGAAACGCAGGGTTGACTTGGTTTATAATCTGGCAGACTGTGTAAAACAGTATGATCGGCATGAATCAGAAACATTGACTGGACTTGCAGATGGAATGAGCGAAGGGAACAGTGTAGAAGATGTAAATACTGTGATCGCGGCAGTTACATATGCTTATCCAGAGTTGAAAAGCAATGAGAATTATAAGCAACTCATGAATGAATTGTCTATTACCGAAAACATGCTTGCCCAGTACCGGGAAAATTACAATAAATCCGTAACAGCTTATAACAGGTATGTAAAGAAGTTTCCAGCAAGAATCTTCCTCGACTGGACAGGCTATGAGGTTTTGAAATTTCAGCGGTTGGATTATCAAGCACCAGTTGACGCACCGCAGGATTTATTTGGAGAATAGCTTATGGAAATAACCAAGCGCGAAATCATCATCAGCGTTGCAATCGCCGCCGTTATGCTAATAGTCGGTTTCTTTATATCTGGAAAAATAACTGATATGCAGAACGATAAGAACGCCGAATACCAGAAGGCAGTGCATATTGAGGACTCTGAATTATTTCGGTATGGCATGGACACAAATGTTGGAAATGCTTTTGTGTATGGAGATTTGCAAGCGGTTGATACAGTGACTTTTGATGAGATTGGCGGGGAATATCTTCATGTTAAAAAGATAGAAGAACGATATGAACGCCATGAAAGAGAAGTGACAGAAACAGATTCAGAAGGTAAAAAGCACACAAAAGTAGAAGTATACTATGAATGGGAAATCGAGGACAGAGAAAGCAAACATTCCGAAAATATTATGTTTTGTGGTATCGAATTTCCGTATGATAAAATCCCGTATTCTCTGGACAATCACATAAAGACAATAAATTCTGACAGAGAGTACAGTTGGAAGTCAGGGGAATATGTAAAGGTACGATTCAAGTATTATGGAACACCCGTTAAGCACACTGGCACGATATATACCAGATTATCAGATGGAACTATTTCTGACAGTTCACAATTTTTTAAGGACTATACCATTAAGCAAGCATTAGATAGTTGCACTTCTGGTATTGGAAATATAATGTTCTGGTCGTTTTGGATAATTCTGATGATTGCGATTGTGATTTGGTTTTGCTATTTGGATAATAGGTGGTTAGAAGATTAAATTAACGAAACAGAGGGGAAGCCGCAGAATGTATCACCTAACCGGCCAGCTCCGGCGCGCCAGCTTGTGTGCTGGTTCCCTCTGTCTACACAGATAAATCCTGCGGGACTGGGATAGGGTAACAAAAAAATAAAGCAAAAAGAAAGAAGGTTGGGAATGTGGGAACAAGGGACACATACTTTAATGGTTACGGTCTGACATACAATGAGGTAAAAAAAATAGAAGACAAGTGCAAAAACGCAAAGGGGAGGGAATTGGAACTGCTGCTTTTGGCTGCGGAAAGCGCATATGCAGAGTTGGCGCAATATCTGTTTTTTAGCCTGACATCAGGGCTGGGGTATGACAACATCTCAAAGATATGCAACATCCCTATCGGGAGGAAAGATTTTTATGGGTATCGCAGGAAAACGATATATCTATACAACAGCTATATGATACTGGAAGGACATGCAATTGTGTAAAAGGGGTACGCGGATCAGGAAACGAGAATGGTAAAATAGAATAATAACTGTATGGGGTATGATATGAATTGTAATGCCGTCATGAAAAAGCTTCAGCGCGCCATACTGTCCACGGGCTCGTAATCAAAATTTCTACCAGCCAATTTTACAGCGAAGAGCAGGACAGACTTTTACGGTTACCAGCGCCTTTTTTACCACATGATGGACATAAACATGAATCGGGTACAAAGAGAGCCGGAAGCAATGGTAAAATTATAGAAATAGGAGAATGAATGAGTTATGAACATAACCAATATCCCTTTAAAAAATTTAAAACCATACGAGAATAACCCGAGAAAGAACGATGATGCTGTTAAATACGTTGCAGAATCCATCAAAGAGTTCGGGTTTAAGGTTCCGATCGTGATCGATAAAAACAATGTTATTGTTGCAGGGCATACAAGATATAAAGCTGCAAAAAAGCTTAAAATGAGTGAAGTGCCGTGCATAATCGCTGACGACCTGACAGATGAGCAGATAAAGGCATTCAGGTTGGCAGATAATAAAGTAGCTGAAAAAGCTGAATGGGATTTTGACCTGCTGAATGCGGAACTTGACGATATTATCGACCTTGACATGGAATTGTTTGGATTCGAGGATGCATTGCAGGACGATGCCGAGGAAGCTGTTGAAGATGAATTTGAGGTAGAGTTACCTGCAGAGCCGAAATCTAAACTGGGTGACATTTATCAGTTGGGCGATAATAGGCTGATGTGCGGCGACAGCACGGTGCTGGAAGATGTGGAAAAGCTGATGGGGGGAGTACAGGCAGATATGCTGCTTACAGACCCGCCATACAACGTAAATTACGAGGGCAAGACCAAAGACAAGCTTAAAATAAAAAATGACAAGATGGACAACGATAATTTTAGGCAGTTTTTGATCGATGCTTTTAGCAACGCCGACATGGTCATGAAACCAGGCGCGGTCTTTTACATTTGGCATGCGGACAGCGAGGGATACAACTTTAGGGGAGCATGCTTTGACGTTGGCTGGACGGTAAGGCAGTGCCTTATCTGGAACAAAAACAGCATGGTAATGGGGCGGCAGGATTACCAATGGAAACACGAGCCGTGCCTGTATGGTTGGAAAGAAGGAGCTGGTCATCTGTGGGCTTCAGACAGAAAGCAGACAACAGTAATCAATTTTGACAAACCCACACGGAATGACATGCATCCGACCATGAAGCCGATCCCCTTATTTGATTACCAGATCAAGAATAATACTAAGGGGGGGGACGTGGTTCTCGATTTGTTCGGCGGATCAGGGACAACCATTATGGCATGCGAACAGAATGGACGGCGCGGCTATTCTATGGAATACGACCCACGGTATGTGGATGTTATTGTCGACAGATGGGAAAAGTTTACAGGGGCAAAAGCTGTTTTATTAAATAAATAATGTTTTTGCATAGCAGAATAACCCGGGAGGAGAAATGGAAGCAATAGGAAGAGTGTATATATTAGATGATCTTGGAAGAATAAGAATTCCAAGGTATGTACGGAGAAGGTTGAACATCCAAGAATCAGATCCGTTACAAATTTTTATTGGGGATAACAATGAGATCATCTTAAAAAAATGTCAGGCAGAAGATGAGCATTTAACTGAAAACAAACAATAAATAAAAAAGAGGTAGTATATATGTCTGATAATGCAAACAAGGGCGGACGGAAAAGAATACCAATTGATCAAAAAGTATTCGAGAACTTATGTTCGATTCAATGCACACTTGCGGAGATTGCGGCAGTTATCGGATGCAGCGAGGACACGATTGAAAGATGGTGCGTGAGGACGTACAAAGAGGGATTTGCGGAGACTTATAAAAAAAAGAGCCAGAAGGGCAAAGCAAGCCTGCGAAGACTCCAGTTCAAACATGCAGAGACGAATCCGACAATGGCTATTTGGTTAGGCAAGCAGTGGTTAGGACAGCGTGACCAGATGGAGGTCGAGGCATCCGGAAAGGTTACGATCGTTGACGATATTCCGGACGCGGCGACAGAAAAGTAGGGAGACTAAATGGCAGAACGGCAGGGAGCACGGATAGGGCTTACAGATTTAATTGCTCCGGCTTTTTACAAAGTACATAAGGATATAAAGGCAGGGCGGCACGAGTACTACAACCTTTACGGAGGAAGAGGCTCGACAAAGTCCTCTTTTGTGTCTGTAGAGATCGTACTTGGCATGATGCAAGACCCGGCAGCAAACGCGGTAGTATTCCACAAGTTCTCCGCAATGCTGCGAGATTCTGTTTATAACCAGATCCAATGGGCGGTAGATGCGCTGGGCGTGTCTGGTTACTGGCGCAGCAATGTAAACCCGATGCAATTTACCTACCTGCCGACAGGGCAAAAGATCATATTTCGCGGTCTGGATAAGGCACAAAAGACAAAATCCATCAAGGCAGCTACAGGATTTTTTAAATATCTCTGGTTCGAGGAACTGGATATCTTCAAGGGTCCAGAAGAAATCCGAATGGCGGAGCAGTCTGTTCTGAGAGGCGGGCATGGGTATGTCGTGTTTAAGACGTTTAATCCGCCGATCAATCGGAACAACTGGGCAAACGAATATGTGCAAATTGAGGATGGTCGGGCATACAACCACAAAAGCGATTACAGGAGCGTGCCGCGGGAGTGGCTAGGAGATGAATTTTTTGACAGTGCCGAGCATTTAATGCTCACAAATCCGAGAGCATACGAGCATGAGTATCTAGGGAACGCAGTTGGGACAGGTGGAAACGTATTTGAGCTTCTGGAGCTGCGCGAAATTACCGATGACGAAATAGCCCGGATGGATGTGATTTATCAGGGGACTGACTTTGGTTGGTACCCAGATGCGTATGCGTTTGTCCGATGCTATTATGACGCGGACAGCGAGACGATTTATTTTATTGACGAGCATTATGTCAATAAAGAATCGAACGAGATAACGGGTAACTGGATCAAAGAAAAAGGTTATACGGATTATCATATAACTTGCGATAGTGCCGAACCGAAATCTATAAACGATTACCGGAGCATGGGACTTCCGGCGCGGCCGGCGATAAAAGGGCCAGGTAGCGTCGAATATGGAATGAAGTGGCTTATGCGGCGAAAGATCGTTATAGACAAGCGCAGGACACCGAACGTATTCCGCGAATTTACCGAATACGAATATGACCGGGACAAGGACGGCAACATCATCAGCGGCTATCCGGATGCAAACAACCATTCGATCGATGCGACACGTTACGCATTTGAACCTAAATTTAACCGCAGAGGGAACACAGCTTAATATACATCAAGCGGAAAAATGCCGGGAATATGGCAAATACACGGCACAGGGGTATTGCAAAGATGGGAATTATACAGACAGTCAAAAGGTGGTTTAATATGATATTTAAAAAGCAGGCTGAGAAAGATTTTAGGGTAAAGGATACCACGTCTGCGCAGATGATGGCAAAGGTCGCAGAGTGTGCCAACATCTACCGCGGCACGCCGTACTGGTTAGACGCAGATAATCGAATAAAGACTATCAATTTTGCAAAGGCGGTATGCTCCGAGACGGCGCGGCTCGTCACGCTGGGGATTAAAATCCAGGTTGACGGCGGCGCACGCGGGGCGTGGTTGCAGGAGCAGATTGATAAAGCCTATTATAGCATGCGTCATTGGGTAGAGTATGGCTGTGCTTATGGCACGATCATTGTAAAGCCTAATGGCGGCGGGCTTGATATGTTTACTCCTATGGATTTTATCGTGACGGAGCAGGACGAGAACGGAAATATAACGGGCGTTGTGTTTAAAGACAGCTATGCGGCTAACGACAAGTTTTATACGCGTCTGGAATACCATAGGTTTGTCGAGATGCGGACGGAGGCGGGCGTGGTATACCCGTATGTTATATCAAACAAGGCGTATGTATCAAAGAGCAGCGAATCCCTCGGCGATCCTATCCCGCTGGCACAGACAAAGTGGGCAAATTTGCTAGAGGAAACGCCGCCGATTCTCAAGGGCGGGAACGAAAGACTTGATTCCCCCATGTACGGAGTGTTCCGCACCCCTGCTGCCAACAACGTAGACCTTTCATCTCCGCTGGGAATGCCGGTATACGCGGAAGCCATCGAAGAGATGAAAGACCTTGACATCGCATACAGCCGGAACGCCGGGGAGATATATGACAGCGAAAAAATAATCCTGGCAGATGATCGGCTGATGTTTGACAGCGGGAAAAACCTTAACGGGCGCATCCCAGACGTTAAACTGCCGCATTATGTAAAAAACGTGTTCGGCAACAGCCCGGAAGAGTTTTACCAGGAGATTACGCCACAGCTCAATACAGCCACACGCCTTGACGGAATCAATGCTCTCCTGTCCCAGATAGGGTATAAATGCGGGTTCTCGAACGGCTATTTTGTCTTTAACGAAGCGAGCGGCATCCAAACGGCGACAGGCGTGGAAGCGGAGCAACAGCGAACCATCCAGTTTATCAAGGATGTGCGGGACAAGTTGGAAAGTTGCCTAAATGATGCAATATATGCCATGTCGGTGTATGCAGATTTGTACGCGCTTGCCCCTGTCGGGGTTTATGAAGTGGTATACGACTTCGGGGACATCACATACAACCGCGAGGAGGATCGGGCACGCTGGTGGAGCTATGTCGCACAAGGAAAGGTGCCCGCGTGGATGTATTTCGTCAAATTTGAGGGCATGACAGAGGACGATGCGAAAGCAATGGTGACGGAAGCCCAGCCGAAGGAAACGGGGCTGTTCGGGGAGGAATAAGATGGAACCGATAACCAGAGAAGAGTATTATCTTGCAAAGATTGCAGGGACATATAAGGGCAAGACACCCGAGCCCGTGACTATTGATGAATATTATCTTGCAACTATGGCGGGGGATTATTCCGGCAATACCCCGCAGCCCGTCACGAGATTGCAGTATTACATGGCAAAGGTAGCAGGAGTATGGGGCGGAAGCATCCCTGCGCCTGTGACACGATTAGAATATTACTGGGCGGCGATTGCCAGCGGAGAGGGGAAAGTCTTTCCGCCTGTGACACGAGAGGAGCATTTCTTGGTGCTGGTAGCCGATGCGTACAGCGTTGTGCTCACGGTCGTTACCGGCAACCCCGCCCTCTTGGAAAATTCAAAGGGGAATCGTGGGCTGGAATCCCTTACCCTCTACGGCAAATCAACGCAGATGAACACGACTGGGGCACAGTTATTTCCATTTGAGGTAGGGAAAAAGGGCATAAATTTTGAGGTATTTGAAGATGGGATAGTGATATCCTGCAAAAAAGGAACCGATATCTATGCAGTTGGACGACCAAACGCTACGCTTGAAAGTTCATATGACGATTTCCCGTTATTAGCACCGGGAGAATATTATATTTATTCAGACAGCAAATATGTGGAATTACTTGTCACTACATTTGTAAATGGGGAATATTTAATTTTGGGAGTTTCCACAAATGGAGCTGCTGTGAAAATTAAAGTAATTGCTGGATATAAATTTCGGATATTGCTTAGATGTAGAGAAGACGTTGAAACCAAGGTTAAGGCGATTATATCCAAAAGATATCCAACTGCATCCAATTACGAGCCTTACACCGGCGGCAAGCCCTCCCCGTCACAGGAGTACCCGCAGGAAATTGAAAGCGTAGGGCAGGATGGCGAGATTGAGGTTAAGACACTGGGCGCGAATCTGTTTGATGCTTCCACTGCATTAAAAACACAGATAGATGCAGGACTTCTGCATATAAACGATTCCGGAGAGGTAGTTTTAAACGGAACTTTTGGTACAAATAACCGAAATTTTTACATAACGTTAAAACCTGGGGTATATTGTCTAACAGGTGGCGCTATATGGCACATTATTGCATCTAAAGATTCCGTATTTGATCGAATATTAACAATTGATGAAGAAACAACTTATCACTGTTATATTAGTAATGGGACATATAACGAAGTAGTGTCTAATCCGATGATTAACGCAGGCTCAACCGCCTTGCCATACGAACCCTACAAGCCCGCCCAGACCCTCATCATTCCCACACCAAACGGTCTTTCTGGGATCCCGGTATCATCCGGCGGAAACTACACAGATGCAGACGGGCAGCAGTGGGTATGCGACGAGGTGGATTTTAAAAAAGGAGTGTATGTGCAGAGGGTCGCAACAGAAACACCAAAAGCAAAGTGGAAAAATTTTGAAGAAACCGCTGATGTTCCAAACAGATATTGTATTTCTGGAGCCCTTGTAAATAGATATAGGGATGGTTCGACTAAGTGTTTAATCTCACATGGTATTTATGCAAATTGGGGAATTGCTCCCGGATGGGCATTAAATTCAACAACTTTTTATTATCATCCCAAAGAAGATGTTACAAAAGAAGAGGCTAAAGAACAGATTCTTGGTTTTATAAACTCAGCCAATCCATTGACGTTTTTAGGGCAGCTTGAAACACCGATCGAAAAACCTCTTACCACAGAGCAGCTTGCCACTTATAAAGCCCTGCGAACCTACAGCCCAACAACGACCGTGGCAAACGATGCGGAAGCGGGGATGAGCGTGGGATACGCAAAGATGAAATAAGGGTACGCCATAAAATGCGGGAGGTGGTAAAATGAACCTGGATACGAAAGTTGGGGACGTGGAGATTAAGCTCGATACGTCCCGCATAGACGATAATCTGCTGGAAGCCCAGAAGCTTTTGAATATGCAGGTAGTGGCGGACAGCGCCCCCTTCGTTCCATTCCGGCAGGGCGCACTAAGAAACAGCGTAAGATATCCTGACGGGGTATACGGCGGAGTGATTGAGTATGATACGCCATATGCTCATTATCTGTACAAGGGCATTGTGTACGGTCCGAATATCCCGCTTAAAGATGCAGAGGGTAATATTATAGGGTGGACATCCCCACCCAACAAAAGCCCGACGCAGAGAAAGATTAAATATCACGAGCCGGGAACGACGTCCGAATGGTTCGAAGAAGCTAAAAGGCGGCATAAAGACGACTGGCTGAATCTTGTGAGAAAAACGGTGGGGAAAGAGTGATGCTGAGACCAGAGTATTTTGAAGGGAAAGCTGACCGGATATTAGAACTCTATGAACGGCTGGAAAACTTTATCCTGCGGGATATCGCCAGAAGGATTTTAAAATCCGGGAAAATCACAGCCACGGCGGACAGGTTGCTGTACAGGCTGGAGAAGTTGGGGGAAAGCCGGGATGAGATACAGCGGCGTATCATGGAACTGACAGACCTGAGCGAAAAAGAACTGCGGAAGCTCCTGCGTGGTGCCGTGCTGACATCGTGGGAAGATGATGCGGTTACACTGTCAGAAATGGGGGGCGTGGCGCAGTCTCCGCTTGAAAATGCACGGTATATGGCTGTTATCGAAGCAGAGTACATAAAAAGCCGAGCGGAGCTGAAGAACCTAACAAGGACGACGCTGGAGCAAAGCCAAAAAGACCTTGTGACGCTGCTCGACGAAGCCGATGTAAGGGTAGCAAGCGGAGTACAAAGCTATCCCGCAGCCATAGCGGATGTGCTGGATGCGTACGCGGGACGCGGCATTATGGTGGATTACCCGACAGGAGCACGGCGGACGCTGGAAGCGGCAGTACGATGCTGTGTAGTAACGTCAATGAACCAGACGGCGGCGCAGCTGACAAATAGGTAT